GCGCTGGCGGAGAGCGCGCAGAAGCGGGTCGAGGCGGTCGCGCCCGAAGAGGTCTACGGCCGTATCCCCGACCACGTGCGGTTCATCAGCGTCTCCCGCGGGATCAGCGAGCAGGATGCCGCGCTGGAAGGGCTGCGCCGCGCGGCCGCGGTCGCCGACACCGATGTGATGCTGGCCGAGCGGGCCCAGGTGACCAGCTTCCTGAGCCAGCGCAAACCGCGCGGGGTGATCGGCTACCGCCGAGTACTGCATCCGGAGCTGGGCTCGGGCGCCCCGCCCTGCGGTCTGTGCGTGGTCGCCGCGACCCGGGTCTACCACATCGAGGACCTGATGCCGATCCACGCGCGCTGCCGGTGCAGTGTCGCGGTGCTCACCAAGGAGTCCGACCCCGGGCTCACCCTCAACGACCAGGATCTCAAGACCGTGCTGTCCACGGTCTACCAGGCCGCCGGCGGCAACACCCGCAACCAGCTCAAGACGGTCCGAGTGGACATCGTCGAGCACGGAGAGCTGGGCCCGATCCTGGTCAACGCCGACCAGAACTTCCGCGGCCCAAGCGACTTCGCCCGCACCCAGAGCCAGGACCTGGAGAAGCGCTGGTTCGCCGAGCTGGAGGCGTTGCAGGAGCAGCTGGGTCTGCTGGTCGCCCGGGCCGGCGAGAGCGCCGACGTCGACGCGGCGATCGCCTGGAACAAGAAGAAGATCCGCGAGCTGAGCGCGCGACTGCCCTAGCTTCCGCCGTTCCAGCTGTCCTGACCTGAACATCGCGGTCGGAGTCCTTGAGCTTGTCGAGACCCTGCAGCACCTTGATCATCAAGATCCTTCCCGGACGGTCGCGCCGGTCGCGATGATCTCGTCCACCTGCTCGTTGCTGAGGATCTGACCGCCCGGCTCCTGCAGCCAGATGGGGTCACCCTCGTAAGTCCGCCCCTTGGTGCAGATCGGGCGGTCGATGATCTCCTCGTCGGGGGCAACCGGGCCGCCGAGATAGAGGAACGACCGGGCGCCGATCGCCGGCCGGTGGCTGTCACCGACGGTGTGGCCGATGACGGCATGGTCCTCGTTCTTGCGCCGCACGATCTTGTAGTCGTAGACGGCGCTGCCGTGTGGCATCTCTGCTGCCCGCATCGTTGCTCCTTGATTCCTCATGCCCGCGGTTGCGGGACTTGGCGAGTCAACAGCGTATCAGTCGATCACGACATCACAGTCCTCCCTCACCGGGTGCCGGTGGGGGCTTTTTCATGCCCGTCACGGGCGCCCACACCCCATCGCAAACCCGACACGGGAGTCGCCACCATGACCCAGCCTGCCCAGCCGGCAGGGGCGCAGCCGCCCATTCCCGGCCTGATCACCGCCTCCGGGGTCACTCCGGCCGCACCGGCAACGACGCCGGCACCTGCGGCTCCGGAGCAGCCCACCCAGGTGGCTATCGGCCAGGGCGTCCAGCCGGCTCCGCCGGCGCCCGCTGCGCCGGCCGCAGCGCCGCAGCAGCCGGGGATCCAGCTGCCAGCCAGTTTTCAGCCGCAGACCACGACGACCACCAACGGGATTCCCGGGCTGACCGTCACGGTGCCCGGACTGAACCCGCCTGCCCCGACACCCCAGCAGCTCGCCGCACAGCCTCCCGCACAGCCCGGCCAGCCGCCGGCGGCGAACGCGCCCGCCACGGGCGCCGACGCCGACCGCGGCTACCCGCAGAACACCCCGCTGGAGCAGATGACCGGCGAGCAGCGGGAGGCGTACTGGAAGTACCACGCCCGCCAGTGGGAGACCCGGGCCAAGGAGAAGGGCGACTACGACGCCCTCAAGACCAAGGCCGGGCAGTACGACCAGCTCGTCGCCAGCCAGGCAACGGAGCAGGAGAAGGCGATCGCCGCGGCACGCGCCGAAGGCGAGCGGATCGCGACCGGCAGGGCCGCGATCGTCCTCGTCGATGCGCACGTCCGGGCGGGTCTACAGCAGCGGCTGCAGCCGCACCAGGTGGAGGCTCTCGCCGGAAACCTGAACCACCAGCACTTCCTCGCGGGCGACGGACTGACGGTAGATGCCGTCAAGGTCCAGCAGTTCGTCGACACCGTAGCGCCGCCACCGGCGCAAATGCAGCAGCCCGCCGCCACGGCACCGGCTGCGCCCGTCGTTCCGGGTGGCCTGCCCGTCGGCATTCCCTCCACCGGTCAGCTTGGCCAGCCCGCCACGGGCCTGCCGCGCTCGCTGCCGGATCTCGGCCAGGGACAGCAGACGACCGCGCCGCTCGACAAGTTGGAGGCCGGGCGCCAGCAGGCGCGCGCCTTCCTCGCCAACGGCGGCTTCCGCTAAGCAGCCGGCGCCGGGATCTCTCGCGCGCCAAGCCCACATTGGAGAACCCAGCATGGACCTCGCAGTCCGTAGCTATGGGCCCTGGTCGCCGGAGAACTTCTCCTGGCTCGGCAGCGCCCATGGCACCGACTCGACGCAGACGATCACGCTCGTCAAGAGCCTGTTCTCGGCGAAGAGCTACTACACCGGCAACCAGCTCATCCCGGGCGGCGTCGCCCTCGGCCAGGTCACTTCGGCCGGCGCGACCCAGGGGATGTATGGCCCGTATGACAACGCGGCCTCCGACGGCCGCCAGGTCATGGTCGGGCACCTGTTCGGCACGAAGTCGGTGACGGGCTCCGGCCTGTACATCGGCGCCGCACTGCTGGTGCACGGCACCGTCCGCCTGTCCAAGCTCGCCGCGATCACGGCTGACCACGGCGTTGACAGCGCCGGTCAGACCGACGTGGCCGGCCGCATCGTCTACATCGCCTGAGAGGGGGCTTAGATCATGGCACTGAACTTCGATCTGATCGAGCCGGGCGTCCTCACGGGCTTCGTGCGGGAGCTGCCGGTTCCCGCCAACTACGTGCTCAACCGGTTCCTGCCGGACAACAACATCTCGGACATCGAGGCCGCGTTCACCACCGCGTTCAAGCGGAACCGGGCCGCCATGTTCCGGGCATTTGATGCCGAAACGCCCATCGGCGAGCGCGACAACTTCCAGCGCTCCCGCGTCAGCCTCCCACCTCTTGGCCAGAAGACTCTGGTCGGCGAGGAGGAGCGTCTGCGGCTGGAGATGCTGCGCTCCGGCGGCGACAACACCGCCAGCCTGATCCAGGCGCTGTACAACGATGCCCGGATCAACACCGAGGCCGTGCTCGCCCGGATGGAGCTGGCCCGTGGCCAGGTCCTCGCCACGGGCAAGTTCACGTTCTCGGGCGAGAACGGGCTCAAGGGGATCGAGGCGGACTTCGGCGTGCCCTCGAGCCACCTGCCGACCGCGGCGACCGGCTGGGACGACCACGACAACTCGGACCCGCTGGACGACATGCGGACCTGGTCGGACCTGTACACCGACGACTCGGGCGAGCAGCCAGCCTACTTCCTGACCTCCCGTCAGGCGATCGGCAACCTGCTGCGCAACGCCCAGGTCCGCTCCCGGTACGCCACCCTCGGCGGCACCCCGAGCGTGATCACCCGCTCGCAGCTCGCGGCGATCCTCGACTCCGAGGACCTGCCTCAGCTGGTGCAGTACGACTCGCAGGTGTACGTCTCCGGCTCGGCAACCCGGATCATCCCGGCCAACAAGGGCATCATGCTCCCGGCCAACGCGTCCAGCCTCGGCAACACCTTCTGGGGTATCACGGCGGAGGCGCTGGAGCTGACCGGGCTGAACAATCCGCAGCTCAGCTTCGCTCAGGCCCCCGGCCTGGTCGGAATGGTGACGAAAGAGGGCGACCCGGTCCGAACCTGGACGAAGGTCACCGCGATCGGCATGCCGGTCATCGCCAACAGCCTGCTGCTGCTGTCGGCCACCCTCTGGTGACCGACGGCAAGGCGCTGACCCGTCTCGTCGTGCTCGACGGCGAGATCTGGGAGGCGGGCTCCGTCCCGCCTCCCGCGGTCGCCGCGCGTATCCGCAACCCGAAGTGCTGGGCCCCCGCCGAGCCGGAGCCCGGGCTGTCCTGGGGTCCGGAGGGGATGACTCAGGTCGGCACCGCCAGCCAGGCGGTCATCCCGGCCGCACCGGCCAGCAACGGCATCCCGAACCTGCAGGAGCAGGCCGGCGGTACCGAGCAGTCCGGGGTCATCCCGGCTGATCAGGGCACCGTTATCGGTCGCGACGCGAGTGAGCCGATCAGCCGGGTTCAGCCGGCCGGCGAGGCCGCCACCGACTTGATGCCGACCGACTCCGAGCCGGAGAAGAACCCGGAGCCCGAAGAGGGTTCCGAGTCCGCGGCGCTGCCAGCCGAGCCGCCGCGCTCGGGCCGCGGCGCATCCGAGAGTGCCTGGCGCGCCTTCGCCGCCGGTCACGGGGTCGAGGTGGCCGAGGAGGCCGATCGAGCCGCGATCATCGCCGCCTGCCGCAAGGCCGGCGTCATCAAGTGAGCCCCGGCCAGGGCCCCGCCGCCGACGCACGGCGCGGGCCCTGGCCGGTCTTCCCGGACCTGTTGCAGGGAGACGTCATGGCCGCAGGAACCCCGATCGATCTGGAGAAGCTTCGGAGCATCGGGGTGATCAGCCGGCGCAGCCGGCCGGTCGTGACTGATGCCCGGCGCGCGGACGGCGTCCGGGTCAAGATCACCGCCGATGAAACCGGCCGAACCATCGAGCACGCCACCAAAGACGACCGCGTCGATGCGGTCGTTACTCCCCAAACCGTCACTGTCACCCGCGCGCAAATCAAGGAGCAGGCCGATGCCGCCTGACACGTATGCCGATGTGGTCGCGCAGAACCGGCAGGCGCTCGCGCAGGCCGTTCTCGGCGACCCCAACTCTCACTTCCCGTACAAGTACGACGCCGTGACCGATCTGGTCGACCAGGCTGGCCTGCCCATGGGACCCGGTGTCCCCGAAGAGCGGGGCCAGGTCGCGAAGGATGGCGCCGACGACGCGTCCCGGACGATCGAGGACTACATGTCGCAGGGCATCGCCGACGCGAGCCGCGACTACATCGAGGCTCAGGCCGCGTACCTCGAATCGGGCACCGGCGAGTCGCTTCAGGCCTACAACACCGCCCGGGACCGGCTTCAGGCCGCCCGGCTGGACCACCGGCAGAACCGCGGCGAAGGCTTCGTCGTCGGCGCTGCCGCGCGAAGGGCAGGCTGACCATGGCGGTTACCAAGTCGGGCCTGTACGTCGCGAACATCATCGACGTGCTCGACGCGAGCCAGCTCGCAATCGACCTGTCCCTGTCCACGCACAAGATCGCCCTGTTGTCGAACTCGGCCACGCCGAACTTCTCCACCGACGCCAGCTGGAACAGCACCAACGAGGTGTCCGGCACCGGCTGGGCGTCCGGCGGTGTCGCCCTGTCGGCGGCTGCCGCCGGTGCGACGTCCACCGCGCCGACGCTCACCGAGTCGCCGACCGGCAGCGTGATGTACGACATGAACGACATCGCCGTGTCCGGTACGACGCTGTCGCTCGCCCGTGCGGCCCGCATTTACGCGGACGCGTTGACCACTCCGACGGCGGATGCGCTGATCGTGCTGATCGATTTCACTGCGGATTACTCCACCAACAACGGAGTCCTAGGAATTCAGTGGGCATCGACAGGCGTCTTTGCGATCGACGTAACTCCCTGATTCATAACCGTGCAGAAAAGCCCGCCGTGTCGGGCTTTTCTGCACGGCTCACAGAATGAGGGGGCCGTGCCGTGGCGTCTCTTTTCACCAGTCAGACCCCATTGTTGACAGATCTCTCCGACGGAACCCCGTCGATCGTCGTGGCGACGTCGATTTATTTCACCGCGGCCGGGCAGATCAACGGGGTGCGCTGGTACTGCACCGCGACCACTGGCGGCACCTGGACCGGTTGCGTGTGGCGGATCACCCAGAACGACGCCGGCAGCGCCGGCACAGGGACCTTGCTCGCCTCGAAGGCATACCCGGGGACACCGACCGGCGGAGCCTGGAACACGGTCACGCTGGACACCCCGGTCACGATCATCCCGAATACGGCCATCTACCGGATCGGCATGCACAATTCGCAGGGCCGGTACGTGGCCTACACGAACTTCCCGGCATTCGCGACCACCGGCGCCGGTATCACCAACGGGAACATCGTTGCTTCATGGGACGCTGACAACCCGGTCGGGATCGGCGGTATTGCCAACGGGAACTACGCAATCGGGGCAACCTCCACCGATATTCCCTACCCGGCGGTTTCGTTCAACCACTCCTGCTATTTCGTCGACGTAGATTTCGCCGGCGACTCGACCGCGCCGTCCGTTCCCACCGGGCTGCAAACCACCGCGGTCGGTTCGAACTCCGCCAGTCTCAGCTGGACCGCGTCCACCGACAACGTCGGGGTGACGGGCTACGAGCTTCAGGTCATCGGCGTCTGACGAGGAGGTGACCGGTGGCGGTAACGACCGAACCTCCCTGGCTGAACAAGACCACGGGCACAGCCGCCCGCAACGGCACCACCACCCACGTGATCAACTTCGGCTTCACCTCGACGTCCGGGAGCCTGCTGGTCGTCATGGTCAGCGGTGACGTCACCAACACGGTGTCCGGCTGGGCCGAGCAGTTGCAGCCGGTCAACAGCGGCGAGACATCGGTCTTCACGAAGACCTCCACCGGCGACACGTCGATCACCGTCACGCACAACAGCAGCAACTACCCAGTGCACTGGATCGCGTACGAGTTCCCGACCGGCTCGACATACACGACCGGCACCAGCACGAACGCGACCGCGTCCGATACCTTCCCCGCGCTGACCGGGCTGCCCGGCACCGCGCAGGTCGTCATCGCCGGCCGGGGCCGGGGTGTCGGCTCGGCCGGTACCGGCGCCAGCAGCACCTGGACGGCGCCGTGGGTCGAAGACGCCGATTTGTTCATCGCGTTCTCGACTACCGACGGCGCGTATTTCACCGCCGGGCACCAGATCAACGTGACCGCGACGTCGATCACCCCGGCCGCGACCGGCACCTACTCCGGTTCGGGATATGCGGGCGACCGGCAGCACGTCGTGTTCGCGATCAACGCGGCGGCGATCGTCACCACCCCGGCGCCGGCGACGGTGGCCGGGTCCACGGCGGTGGCCACACCGGTCGCGGTCGGCCAGCAGAACAGGCCCGCCACCGTCGCCGCGACCACCGCTGTCGCGACCCCGCCGAGTGTCGGCGCCCCGACGTCCGGCGCGACCATCGCCCCGGCCACCGTCGCCGCCGCCGCGACGATCCCGACGCCGGCCGCGGTCGGCCAGCAGAACCGGCCGGCCACCGTGGCGGGGGCGGTGTCGGTCGCGGCGCCGGCGGCCGGGTTCCAGCGCAGCACCACGACCAGCGGCACCACCGCGACGGTCACCGGTCTGCAAAGCGGGCAGACCTATACAGCCCGCGTCCGGGCGCAGGACGCGGCCGGGAACTGGTCAGCGTTCTCCGCGCCGATCCAGTTCACTACCCTGTCCACGCCGGCGCCGGTGACGGTGGCCGCGACCACGACCATTGCCGGGCCGGGTGTCGGCGGGACCGCGCCGACGGTCACTGCGGGCCTGGCCCGGCCGTGTGTGGCTGGGCAGAGCGTGCTGCTGGATGTGACGGCGACACCGCCGGGCGGGACCACGATCGGCTCGTACCAGTGGACAGTCATCTCCGGTGGGGGGTCACTGACCAACGCCACCTCGGCGACGCCGACGTACACCGCGCCGGCCGGTTCCGGGACCGCGGTGATCCGGGCCGAGGTGTGGACCGCGAACGCCGGCCGAGCCACCGCCGACGTGACGGTTGCGTACGCGGCCAACGTGGTCGCGGCGGAAAACGCCCTGACGGGCACCGCCCGCGCCACCTGGGATCTGGCGTCGCCGAACCTTGGCGGGGTCTCGACGTTGCAGGGGTTCTGCGACGGGTTCACCATCGACCGGACCGAAACCGCCAACTTCAAGATCGCCCAGTCGGACACGGCCGGGTGGACCGCGGACGTCTACCGGCTCGGCTACTACGCGGGCAACGGCG